CGGGCCGTTACGCAATCCCGACCAACGCTGGCGTTGACGTGATGCGTGGCACCACCGATCAGGGCATCGAACTGGTGATGCAGAAGTTCTACGACATCAACACCGCCATCACGAAGTATCGTATGGATACCTTCTTCGGTGTTCTGAACAAGCAGCCTGAAATGTCGGGCATCATGCTGTTTAATCAGGTTCCCTGATCTGATAGCATCGGGGGCGGGGAAACTCGCCCCCCTTCACCTTTGACAATGGGATAGCACCATGCCGCTGACAAAAGGTTACAGCCGCAAATCCATCGGCAAGAACATCGCGATGGAAGAGAAATCTGGCAAGCCGCGCAAGCAGGCCATCGCCATTGCGCTGAACACCGCGCGCACAGCCGCCATGAAGGCCGGCAAGCCGTCCAAGGCACCGAAAGGCAAGAGCAAATGACCACCATGCTCTACAAGTCGCCCGGCCAGTTCAAGCGCAGCGCAAGCGAGACGTTTGATCTGTGCATCGTGGACGACGACGAGATTGAAGCTACCGTCAAAGCCGGCTGGCACTTCACCGTGCGCGAAGCGATCGATGCCGCCAACGGTTCTTCGCAAGATCCTGAACCCGAGGCCGAGGCCAAGCCGAAGCGTGGCCGCACGCGCAAATCTGAGGCTGAGTGATGGCATACACCAAGCGCGACATCGTGAACCGGGCATTCGAGGAGATCGGCCTTGCGGCCTATGTCTACGATCTGGCACCGCAGCAGCTTGAGGGCGCGTTGCAGCGCCTCGATGCGATGATGGCAACGTGGAACGGCAAGGGCATCCGCCTGCGCTATCCTCTGCCATCGTCCACGGCGGCCAGCGATCTGAACCAAGACATCGGCGTTCCCGATGACGCGCTTGAAGCCATGCACCTCAATCTGGCGGTTCGCATCGCGCCGGGCTATGGTAAGACCGTATCGCCCGACACGAAGGCCAACGCGCAGCTTGCCTATAAGGCGCTGTTGTCTCGCTCAACCTTCCCGACCGAAATGCAGCTTGGCAATATGACGATCCCGAGCGGCCAGGGCAACAAGGGCTGGCGCTATTACAACGACGCGTTCCTGCGTCAACCGATTGACCCGCTGACGGTTGGACCGGACAGCGCATTGACATGGGACTGACGCAATGACCAACATTAACCAGCTTTCTTCGCTTGACACGATCCAGCTTGGCGATCTCCTTGCTGTCTGGGCGACGAATAACGGCGACACGCGCAAGGCATCGATGAGCCTGTTGCTGTCGTTCATGCAGGCCAATCTGACGCTGCCGGGATCGCTGACAACGCAATACGCGGCACCCAGCGCCACAGGGTTTTCAGTCACTGTCGCTCTGGGCGACACCTGGCTTCTGCTGACGCCGACTGCTACCTTCGCGGCTGGCACCATCGTGCTGCCGGCGTCTGCCACCGACAAGGCCGAGGTGAGCGTCAACTGCACGCAGATCGTCAGTTCGCTGACTGTCTCAGCAGGTGGCACCACTGTCACCGGCGCCCCGACAACCTTGGCCGCTGCCAATGGCTTCTTTACGATGCGGTTCGATGCTGCAACCAGCGCATGGTATCGGGTGGGCTAATGCAAATACCTCTGCTGAGTGGGATATTCACGGACAGCACGCCCGACTTTCGGACGGGCTATCCTGTCAACCTTGTGCCTGTGCCGAAATCCACGGGCATCTCGGAGGGCTATCTCCGCCCGGCAGATGGCATCGTCAAAACAGGTGACGGGCCTGGACCAAACCGTGGCGGCCTGAACTGGAACGGCGTGCTTTACCGCGTGATGGGAACCAAGCTGGTGACTGTCGCGCAAGACGGCACGGTCATAGTGATCGGCGACGTGGGCAGTGGTGGGCGCGTCACGTTCACCTATAGCTTTGACTATCTGGCGGTCACGTCGGGCGGGCGTCTCTATCTCTATGACGGCGCAACGCTGGCGCAGGTGACTGACCCGGATCTCGGCACGGCTCTGACGGTGGTCTGGGTCGATGGTTACTTCATGACCACTGACGGCGAGTTTCTCATCATCACGGAACTGAACAACCCCTTCGCCGTCGATCCTCTGAAGTATGGATCATCGGAAGCCGATCCTGACCCGGTGAAGGCACTGCTGAAGCTGCGCAATGAGATCTACGCGCTGAACCGCCACACCATCGAGGTTTTCGACAACACTGGCACGGCTGGCTTTCCGTTCCAGCGCATCAGCGGCGCGCAGATGCAGAAAGGCACGCTTGGCACGCACACCTGCTGCGTTTTTGGCGAGAACATCGCCTTCATGGGCAGCGGCACCAACGAGAACATCTCAATCTACATTGGGGCCAACGGCACGGTGTCGAAGATCGCCACGCGCGAGATTGAGGAGATCCTGGCCGGATACACCGAGGCACAGCTTTCCACCTCGTTCATGCAGGAGCGCACCGAGGGCGCCCACCAGTTCCTCGACATCCACCTGCCGGATCAGACCATCGTGTTCGACGCCGCCGGATCTCAGGCTGTCGGGCAGCCTGTCTGGTTCTTCCTGCGCACGTCGCTGGTCGGTCTCGGTCGGTGGGCTGTCTGCGATGCTGTCTGGGCCTATGATCGGTGGAACGTCTGCAAGCCTGCTGACACCGACGTTGGCTATCTGGACAAGAGCATCGCCACGCACTGGGGCGAGACCATTGGCTGGGAGTTCGGCACGGCTATCGTTTACAACGAAGGGCGCGGGGCGATCTTCCATGAAATGGAACTGGTCAGCCTGACGGGCCGCGTGCAGCCCGGCGCCGATCCGACCGTCTGGACATCGTATTCGCTTGATGGGCTGACCTACAGCGTTGAGAAGCCGGCGCGCGTTGGCAAGTTGGGCGAATACAACAAGCGGGTGGTCTGGCTTCAGCAGGGCCACATGCGCAACTGGCGTTTGCAGAAGTTCCGTGGCACCAGCGAGGCGCAACTTGCGATGGCACGGCTGGAGGCGCGGGTCGAACCGCTGGCATTCTGATGGCAGATCCGACCCCGCTAAACCGCAACCAGATCGCCGCCTTTGTCGGCAATGACCCTGACGCCATCCGCGCCATCGAGCGGCTGTTCAAGGTCGCTGGGCAGTTGACGCCTGCCGATATCGTGATCCTCAACCAGTTGATCCTCGACAACAGCTACGCCACAGGATCGGCTGACAATAAGGCCGAGGTGGCTTTGGCCAGCGCGACGGCTGCCGAAAGGCTGGCCGATCTGATCGCCAAGGGGCCGGTGCCAGAGGCGAACAATTCGCTGCGCACGGATTATCTGGATCTGAACCTTGCAGCGCCGCATGTCAGCCGGATCGGTCGGCTGGCGTGGAACGATGCCGATCAGACTGCGGATCTCGGCATGGAATATGGCGTGGTCCAGCAGATCGGCCTGGAGTATTACGCCCGCGTCGAAAACATGACGGGCGTCATGATCCCTAACGGCACGGTGGTCGGGTTTGCCGGCGTCGGCGCGAACAACGTGCTTTCGGTCACGCCATATCTGGCAGACGGGTCGCTGTCATCGCTCTACATCCTCGGCGTTCTGACGCATGATCTGCCTGACAGCGGCGAGGTCGGCTATTGCACGGTCTGGGGCCATGTGCGCGGCATGGACACCAGCGCGTTCTCGGTCGGTGACATTCTCTATGCCAGCCCGACAGTGGCGGGCGGCCTCACCGCGACCAAGCCGACCGCGCCTGATAACGTGATACCTGTCGCGGCTGTGCTGGCATCGGACGCGGTCAACGGCGAAATATTCGTGCGCCCGACCATAGAGCAGCAGCAATATTATGGCGAGTTCTCCAAGACAGGCACGGTGTCGCCAGCCTTGGCCAACGTCGCTTATGCGGTGACGTGGGACAACGCCGACATTTCCAACGGCATCAGCATCGTCTCTGGCACGCAGCTTACCGTCGTTGACTCTGGCCTGTATCAGTTCGATCTGACGTTGCAGCTTTCGAGCGGAAGCAGCAGTGCCAAAACGGTGCGCTTTTGGTATAAGAAGAACGGCACCAACGTGTCGAACTCCATGCGCCTCATCACGCTGAACATCAACAACGGATACTCGCCCCTATCAATGGCCGAGTTTTTCAGCCTAGATGCCGGCGAATACATCGAGTTGTGGTGGATGTCTGACGACACAAACGTGTCTCTGTCTACCGTGGCAGCCGGTGGCACCGCGCCGAATGATTACCCAGCCGCGCCCGCCGGATTGATGGCGGTTACGCAGGTGCAGCAATAAGGAGGCCGACATGGCAGTGACACCAAAGGTTCTGATCCCGGCCAAGCAGGCCGAGGCTGTGCAGACCGCGCAATACACCGCCACTGCGGTCAAGGCGATCATCGATAAGTTTACCGTGACCAACACCAGCGCCAACAACGTCACGCTGTCGGTGAACCTTGTGACTGTTCTTGGGACTGCCGGGGCCAGCAACTTGATCCTGGACGCCCGCGCCATCGCGCCTGACGAGACCTACACCTGCCCTGAGTTGGTAGGCCAGGTGCTTGAGGCTGGTGGCTTCATCTCGACGCTGGCATCTGCTGCCACGTCGCTCACAATTCGTTGCTCAGGTCGGGAGATCGCATAATGGACGACATGATGATTGAGTTTGGTCTTTCGACCAAGAAGATTGTTTCTGCATCGCAGAACCGCAAGAACCGCCAGATGGTCATCGATGAATGGCAGCTTGGGCCGGAAAAAGCTTCGGTCGATCCGAAAGCCAACAAGGAGTTCTGGACCTCAGTCGGCAAGGCATGGGGCATGGACGAGAAGGAAGCACGCCGGCGCCTTTGCGCCAACTGCGAATACTTCCAGAACGATCCGATGTTCCAAGCCAAGATGGAGGCTATCCCGCTCGACAAGTTCGACATGGACGGCGGCGGTCGCGGCTACTGCGAAAAGTTTGACTTCATCTGCCACAACCTGCGCACCTGCCAGGCGTGGGAAGAAGATGACTGAGGGCTTGGCAAAATGAAGGATTTACGCGATACTGCCGACGCTGAGACCAACGGCATCCAGCAGCCATGTTCCGCAGAGGGCGAGTTGGTGCAGGTCAATCACGAAATCGCAGTTGCGACATCGCTCGATCATATCGAGGCGATGATGCTTGCTGCGCCTCAGATTGATTGCCCGGTCACCCATCACTTCGGACACGGCATCTATATGCGTGAAGCCTTCTTGCCTGCCGGCACTTACATCATGGGTCACGCCCACAAGCACGAACACATGAACATCATGCTGAAGGGCAAGATGGCGGTGATCGTCAACGGTGAGGCCAAGGTGATCGAAGGACCGTATATCTTCACTGGACAGGCTGGCCGGAAGTTCGCCTATATCATTGAGGACACCGTATTCGTAAACGCTTATGCTACTGAAGAAACCGATGTGGATAAGCTGGAAGAAATGTTCGTGGACAAAAGCGATGCGTGGAAAAGTGCGCAGGACGCGGCGCTGAACATGCAGGCGATCGACGCTGCGGTTCACAAATATCTTGGGGGATCGTTCCAATGAGTTGGATTGCAGCAGCAGTTATCGGATCATCTGTTGTCAGCGGTGTGGTGCAGTCTAAGGCTGCAAGCAAGGGCGCTGCCGCACAGGTTCAGGCCGCAGACAAGGGTGTTGAAGAGCAGCGTCGTCAGTTCGACGCCATGCAGGCTTTGCTTAAACCTTATATTGAGACAGGAACGACCGCACTTTCACGACAGGCCGCCCTTGTCGGGGCCGGCGGCGAGGAGGCCCAGCGCGCAGCAATCTCTGCTCTGGAGCAGGGGCCAGAGTTCGCTGCGCTGACCCGGCAGGGCGAAGAGGCAATCCTGCAAAATGCGTCTGCCACAGGCGGCCTTCGTGGCGGCAACGTGCAGGCCGCGCTGGCACAGTTCCGCCCGCAGATCCTGTCTGGCCTGATCGAGCAGCAATACAGCCGCTTGGGCGGCTTGGCGACGGCTGGGCAGAACGCTGCGGCTGGAGTTGGGACGGCAGGCATGCAGACTGGGGCAAACATTGCCAACCTGTATGGACAAGTTGGCGCAGCGCAGGCTGGCGCGGCTTTGGCAAAAGGCCAGACTTGGGGCAATCTTATCGGGGACGCCGGCGCGCTTATTGGGCGCGGTGCTGCATATCAGGGATATACTCCTAAAGGCGCGACATCGCCGCTCACATTCGGCCAAGGCATGCTCTACAGCGGAGGCGCGTTCTAATGGAACCGATCAACTATATGCTCGACATCCAAAGCCCTATCCAGCAGGCGCTGAAGGGATATGGGCTGGGTCGTCAGGAAATTGAGCAGAACCAGATCATGGACGAGCGGTCGCAGATGATGGATCTGCGCGCGGCTCAGGAAGCCCGTGCTGTTGCCCAAGAAGAAGAGCGGCGTGCGACGGCTGCATCTGATCGCGAGGCGGCTATAGCAGCGCGAGAGCGTGGCAATGCTGCGATGATGCGGCTGATCGACCTGGGTTCTAATGCGACCACAAAAGACTATTTGATCGCGATCGCGGAGAACCCTGAGTATCGGGAAAGCCTTGCTACTGTTGCATCCACGTTTGGTGAAGAGCGCAAGCAAAACGAAATCGGGTCCAGTTTGAAAATCTGGTCTGCCTTGCAATCAGATCCAGAGGTCGCGCGGTCGTTGATAACAGAGCGGAAGCGCGCGGCTGAAGCCGCCGGCGACAAGCAAACCTACGATGCAATGAGCGCGCTTGAACTTCAGCTTGATGGCGAGAATGGCGCGCGAGTGCTGTCCGCAACGCTGGGCAGCGGCCTTGTTGAACTCATGGGCGCGGACGCTTTCAAAGCGGCTGCTGAGACCCTTGGCATTGGGTCTGGCGAGGGCGAGAAAGAGATATTCGACCGCGAAAAGCAGATCCGCAAAGAATACACCGACCTGACCAAAGATTACAGGACGGTGGCTCAGGCTTATGACCGCGTTTCGGCATCTCAAGATACTGGTCCGGGTGATATCGCCCTGATCTTCAACTACATGAAGATGCTTGATCCTGGTTCGACTGTTCGCGAAGGCGAATTTGCAACTGCTCAAAACTCCGGCGGCATTCCCACTGCTATCCAAAACCTTTACAACAATGCCGTTGACGGCCAGAGACTGACGCCAGAACAGCGCGCACTGTTTAAGAGCCAGGCCGGCGACCTCTTCAAGGCGGCAAGCAAGTCTGAAGAGAGCGCGCGGCTTTCATTGATGCCTGTCATCAGCGAATATGGGCTAGACGAAAGCCGGATCTTTGGCGCCCCGAGCGTCACAAGCGGAAATACTGGCGGCGATCTGCCTCAATCTTTCCTGACGAACCCCAATGTGACCAACGCAGCGACGGCTGCTGGCGTCACAGTCCAAGACATGTGGAATGTGATGACCCCAGAACAGAGGGCGCGCTATGGCGGATGAAGCGATTGACCTGAAGGCCATCGCAGCGGTCGCTGCGGCCATGAAGGCTGAAGGCCAAGGCATTCCCGTTGAGGTAATGTCGGAGCCGAGTAAGACCGCTGATCTGGAGCGCCAACTCGGGCTGACTGCTCGTTATGGCGCGCAGGGATTGGCTGGGACTGTTGGCATTGCATACGACCCGATCGCTGCGGTGCAGAATTACCTGTTTGGAACCGAAACGCAGCCGCTGCGTGAGCAGGTCAAGCGCGCACTGACCGATCTTGGCGTGCCTGAGCCAGAGACGGCCACCGAGCGTGTGATCGGCGCGATCAGCGAAGGCGCTGTGGGTGCTGGCGGTCAGGCTGCCTTGGCACGCGGTGCAGAGCGTGCATTGACTGCTGGAGCGCAGCGCGTTGCTGGCCAGCTTGCGGCTCAACCAGGCGCGCAGGCTGCGGCTGGCGGTGGTGGTGGCGGCGCGGCACAGGTCGTCGCAGAAGCAGGTGGCGGCCCTGGCGCGCAGCTTGCGGCTGGCTTGGCTGGCGGCATCGCTGGCGGTCGCTCCGCTGGGCTGGGGATCGAGGCGCGGCCTGCGTCCTTGCCAGCCGCAGTGCGTGAGGCAGAGGATGTTGGCATTCGTGTGATGACCACAGACGTGCTTCAGCCGACGACATTTGCGGGCCGCTGGCTGCAACGCACTGGCGAGATGATCCCGATGGCTGGAACGGGCGGCCCGCGTGCTGCACAGCAGCAAGAGCGCATCGATGCGTCTGTTGATCTTCTGCGCAACTATGGCGTCACCGAGGCGTCAGCCGCTGACAACACCATCATCTCAAACGTGGCGAAGGATCTTCTGGCCCGTCGCGGCGAGAACCTGACCAAATACACCGGCATGAAGACCGAGGTTATTGATCGCCTGTCTCAACCCAACACCACTGTCCCTGTGGCTAAATCTGTCGCCAAGATTGACGAGGAAATTGCGCGTCTGAACAAAATCAGCCCGACGCAGTTTAAGCCTGTGATCGATCGCCTGATGACTTGGCGTGACGATCTCACCGGGACGCGCGAAGTCAAACTGCCGAATGGACAGACGCAGACTGTGGTCCAAGGGCAGCCCTTGGCGACCATCGAGGTCTTGCGGAAGCAGATTGGCGAGGCATTCACTGACCCAAGCCTGGCCGCCGTCCGCAGCGAAGGCGAGAAGGTTCTGAGCCGCATCTACGCGCCGCTGCGCGAGGATATGTCGGACTATATCAAAGCCAACGGCCAGCGCCGCGATTTCGACAAGTGGAACATTGCCAACAAGCAGCTTGCCAGCATGGCAGGCGAACTCGAACTTGGCGCGATGAAGACCGCTCTGGCAAAAGGCGACACGTCTCCTGAAGTTATCCGCACGATGCTTTTCTCGGCCAAGCCAAGCGACATCAAGGCGCTTTATCGTGGCCTGTCTGCTGAAGGCAAACGCAACGCGCGCACGGCTGTTTTGCAGGAAGCCTTTAACAAGGTCGGCGGAAACTTTGAGAACCTAAGCCCCGATCAGTTCAAGCGTCAGTTGATCCGCCTTGGATCTCCTATCGGCGTGTTTTTCTCCGGGCAGGATCTGAAGGCCGTTGAGGGGCTGACGCGCGCCCTCAAAACAACTGAGCAGGCTGGCCGCGCTGGCGTCTCTCCGCCGACTGGCGTTCAGGCGGTTCCTGTGGTTGGCGCGGCGGTCTTGACCGATATCCTCGGCGGGGCCGGCGCTGGCATTGCTGGCGGCGCAACCATCGGCGGGCTTGCCCGTCTGTATGAGAGCGCGCCCGTCCGCAACGTCCTTCTGAAGCTTCCGCAGGTTGCTAAGGGCAGCGCGCAAGAGCAGGAACTCATCAAGCAGCTAACTGCGGCACTGCGCGCCGAAAAGTCGGCAGAGGAACAGCCCAAGGCAGCCCCGCAATGACCCTATCCAAACCCTTGCATTTCGTGTTAAATGCCACGCGAAAGGATGCCCAATGCCGCTGACGCAACTCGCCCCTCCGTATCCGATTTTCACCGACAAGAACGGAGATCCGCTCGACGCGGGCTATCTGTATTTCGGCGTGGTGAACCTGAACCCGGAAACCAACCCGATCCAGGTGTATTACGACAGCGCGCTGACGCAGCCGGCGGCACAGCCGCTGCGCACGTCGAATGGCTACGTCATGCGCAACGGCAGCCCGGCGCTGATCTATGCCAACGCGCAGTTCTCGGTGACTGTGCGCAACAAGAACAGCGAGTTGGTGATCTACAGCCCGGTCGGCTATGGCATCCTGCCCGGCACGTCGGCCACCAGCACGGATCAGATCACCTACAACGAAGGATCGACGGGCGCTGTCAGCCGCATCCTGACTGCGCGGTTGCAGGATCGCGTGTCCATTAAGGACTTCGGAGCCGCCGGGGATGGTGTGACAGATGATTATGTGGCGGTGCAGAACGCGGCATCCAACGCTGACTCGATCAGCATTGGCGATGCCGAGTTTCTCATTTCGCAGCAGATCGTCATGTCTGTTCCAAAGTCTTTTGTCGGCGGTGGCGCAACCAGCAAGTTCAAGACCACGCCTGGCTTCACTGGATCGGTCTTCCGCATTGCGCCTGCCGCTGGAACTGATCCGAAGGGCTGGACGGTTTCTGACTTTGAGATCACCAACAATGGAAGTGCCACTAACGCTTTCCTGTTGGACATTGCGTCGGCTGGGGAATACATCAGCAAATTCACCCTGAGCAAAGTTATCTCGAACACGCAGGTTTCGAATTACTTTGTCGAACTCCTTAACAGCATTCCGAATACGGACGGCCTTTTCACGTCATACTTTTCGGACAACTGGTCCCTCGGCGGGTATTATCTGGAGAACGCTGGCGACAGCATTTATCTGGAGCGCAACACGACCACAGGCGCTGGCGTTGGATACTACGTCAATCAGCTTGGAACGGCGGCGAACATTACTATCCGTGATGGCAACTGCACCTCCGCTGGCGGTGCGTTGAACATGGTGAAGGGCGCAAACCTCGTTTTTGAGAACATGCAGGTCGAATGCCCTGTCGCGTTCACTGGTGTCAACAACGCTGCGGTGAGCATCGACAGGCCGTCGGGCGGTTTGATCTACAACACCAAGATCATCAACAACAACATCAACACGCAGGGCAATCCGCTTTATTGCGTTTATTTGGACAATGCCGTCCAAACTGTCATCGATGGCAATGAGTTGTATTGCGATGTCGGGTCTGGCGCACACATTTACATTGACACCGGCGCGCGTGACACGATCATCGGGAACAACAAGTATTACAACCGGGCCACCGGGGCAGAGGTCGATCCGATCATCGTGAACAACGGCATCGGAACGACTGGCGTTTGGAACAATGCCACAATTTCCCTCGCAGGATGGACCTCTCAGGGCGCAACGGAAAATGTCCTTGGATTTTTCAAGGACCGGGATGGCACGGTCTATATCCGTGGCCGCGTAGCAGGAGCCGCAACTGCTCCTGCAACTTTGTTCACGCTGCCTGTTGGGTTTAGGCCTAAAACAAAGAATATTCAGTTTTCAGCGTTTGGGGCGGTCTCTGCGGTGCGCGGCGAGGTCCAGTTCGTTGTAAACGCTGCCGGCAGCGTTGTGATATTGACCAACAACGCCACTGCGCTTGACCTCAACGGCATTTCGTTCAGCACACGATAAGGAGAGCGCGATGGCGGACAGATATTGGGTCGGCGGATCAGCGATCTGGGACGCGACGGCTGGAACAAAGTGGTCTGCGACATCTGGCGGCGCTGGTGGCGCTTCCGTTCCGACTTCGGTTGACGATGTCTACATTGACGCAAACTCTGGCGCAGTCACTGTGACGGTGACAAACGTAGCAGCCACATGCCGCAGCCTTTCATTCACCAGCCCTTCTGGCAACTTCACTGGAACCTTTGCTGGGCCTGTGCAAATTACCATATCTGGAAGCCTGACGCTTGTGTCTGGCATGACCCGCACCTTCACGGGCGCTCTGGTGTTTAACGCTACAAACGCCCAGACGATCAGATGCAATGGCATTTCTCTTGACAGCCAGATCACATTTAATGGTGTCGCTGGCTCTTGGACGCTTCAGGACAACCTGACGAATGCCGCAGCAAGAACCGTCACGTTTACAAACGGATCTCTTGCGCTTGGCGCTAACACGCTTTCGACGGGGATCTTTTCTTCGACCAACACTAACGTCAGAACGCTTGATTTCGGAACTGGAAAGATTGTTGTTTCTGGGAACAACATAACGGTTTGGAACACTGCGGACGTTTCGACATTGACTGTCGCAGGGTCTAGGTCGGTCGAACTTTCCTACTCTGGAGCAACTGGCACGAGGACGATCACGGCAAGTTCCGTTGGGTTTTCCGAGGCAAAGGTTTTCGATTTCTCGGTGACTGCCGGAACAGACACTGTTGGGCTTGGTTCTGCATCGAGATCCAGATCTTTCGTCCTGTCTTCTTTTTCTGGAACGCTATCCAATGGGTCGCGCACGCTTTACGGATCATTCGTTGTAGGGCCGTCGGTGACTGTTTCCGCAGGAACAAACACGACAACTTTTGCTTCAACGTCGTCTGGCAATCAAATCACCACCAATGGCAAGACGCTTGACTTTCCTTTGGATTTCAACGGGGCCGCCGGCGTGTGGCAGCTTACGGATGCGCTGACAATCGGATCGACAAGATCGATCACGCTAACAAACGGGCAACTGAACGCCAACGGGCAGAACGTCACCCTTGGGTCATTTGCTCTTGGCGCTGGCACAAAGACGCTGACGCTGGGCAGCGGAACTTGGACGGTTGCAGGCAGCGGCACGGCGTGGAACGCGAACACCAACGTGGCGAACCTGACCGTCAGCCCGTCGGCTGGTATCATCAGCATGACAAGCGCAAGCGCCAAGACTTTTGCTGGCGGCGCTCAGGCATGGCCTACGCTTAGGCAGGGCGGCGCTGGCGCGTTGACGATCCAGCAGAGCAATAGCTTCGCCAACATCACCAACAGCGTGCAGCCCGCGACCATTACGCTCACTGCCGGCACGACGCAAACGGTCGCTGCCTTCGGCGTGTCTGGCACCGCTGGCAACCTTATCACGCTGAACAGCAGCACGGCAGGCACGCGCGCCACGTTGAGCGACAGCATTGGGACGGTTGAGGTTTCCAACGTCTCAATCAAAGACATCAACGCCACCGGCGGCGCGACATGGAATGCGTTTCTGAAATCTGGTAACGTGGATGCAGGAAACAACTCTGGCTGGGACTTTTTCCCTGCTGTCAGGCAGGTTTTCAGCCAGGTGTTCACGTCAATCTTCCGACCCATTTTCTGACAGGAGGCGATCATGCCCGCGACAACCAAAACCCTATCGGCACAGAACACGTTTACCGACGCCATCCTCATCATCGGCGACTTCAACCTGTCCATCTCTGGAACCTTCGTTGCCACCGTTACGGTGCAGCGTTCGACCGATGGCACTGTCTGGCGCGACGTTGACACCTGGACCATCCCCGCTGAGGAAGTCGGTTATGACCCGATGAAGAACTTCTACCGGGCCGGTATCAAGACGGGCGCCTACACGTCGGGATCTGCCACGATCACGCTGAACGGTTACGACAACTGGCCCCCGCGTTACTGAGATGGCGAAGGGTTTGTATAGCAACATTCAGGCCAAGCGGGCGCGCATCAAAGCCGGATCTCGCGAGAAGATGCGCAAGCCTGGCACCAAAGGCGCCCCCACGGCGGCGGCTTTCAAAGCCTCTGCCGTGACGGCCAAGCCGAAGAAGAAGGGAGAATGATGGCCAAGACGCCAGCCTGGACGCGCAAAGAAGGCAAGAACCCCAAGGGCGGCTTGAACGCCAAGGGGCGCGCGTCCGCGAAGGCTGAAGGCATGAACCTGAAGGCCCCAGTGAAGTCTGGCGACAATCCTCGCCGGGCTTCGTTTCTGGCGCGTATGGGCAACATGCCGGGGCCTGAGTATAAGGACGGCGAACCCACGCGCCTGCTGCTGTCTTTGAAGGCATGGGGCGCATCCAGCAAAGCCGACGCCAAGAAGAAGGCCAAGGCGATCTCGGCTCGCAATAAGGGGAAGTGACCATGAACTATATTGAGATGGCCACCGCTATCGCCCGCGAGGAGGGTGTTGACCCCGATCTGTTTCTGCGGCTGATCCAGCAGGAAAGCAGCTTCAACCCCGACGCGGTGTCATCTGCCGGCGCCATTGGCCTGGGCCAACTCATGCCAGACACGGCGGCAGATCTCGGCGTTGACCCGTATGATGCTGAAGAGAACCTGCGTGGCAGCGCACGATACCTGCGCCAACAGCTTGATGAGTTTGGCGACACGCGCACGGCCCTTGCTGCCTATAACGCCGGCCCCGGCAACGTGCGCAAGTATGGGGGCATCCCCCCATTTGAAGAAACTCAGAACTACGTCAGCAAGATCCTCGGCACGGGCGCCGCTGATCGGGCCTTCAATGGTAGATCGGCCAACCTGCCGCTGGCTATGGGCCAGCCTGCCGGCGAGGACTACGGCATCGCCTCGACGGCTCAGATGCCTATGTTCCGGCTTCCACAATTGCGCAGCACGCAGTCGGATGCACTGGCGGCATACGATCCTTATGCTATCCTACAGCAGTTCAATTTGAAATAATCTTGCGCCGGGGACTGAGATGGACGTGTTGGAAGCAATCATGAAGTGGATCGTCGCCCCGGTGGCGGCTTTTGTTTGGGTGCTACATAGCAAGCAGCAAACCCATAGCACGGACATCGAGGTGCTGAAGGCTCAAGCCTCGGCCAACAACAAAGCACACGACCTTGAGATGAAGAACCTGCAAATTCTGATCCAGAAGGTTTTTGACAAGCTGGACAAGATTGAAGAGAGCCTTCGAAAATGAGACCGCTGACCGAGATCATCATCCACGCGACGGCCACGCGGCCTGACTGGTGGTCTCAGCGGTCAACGGCTGACAAGGTGGCCGAGGTCAAACGCTGGCATGTCGAGGATCGCGGCTTCAAAACCATCGGCTATCACTTTCTGATCGACCGCAATGGTTATACGGTGACAGGGCGCCCACTGGATCAGATCGGCGCGCATACTATCGGAAAAAATGTCGGCACCATTGGGATCGCGCTTTTCGGCGGCCATGGATCGGCGGCCACCGACAAGTTCGCGGATCACTTCACGCCGGATCAGGATCAATCCTTGCGGGCGCTTCTGGTGCGCCTGATGAAGCAATACCCGAGCATCAAAACGATCTCGGGGCATAACCAGCACGCGGCCAAGGGCTGCCCAGGTTTCTCTGTGCCAAGCTGGTATGCGAAGGCAAGACCCCAGCCTGCGCCTGTCGCGCCGAAGGCTGGGCCTTTCGCGGCTCTGTCCGCTTTTCTTGGGAGAACGCTATGACTGGTGAACAAATCGCGGGCGTCGTGCGCGCCATCGTTGCTGCCGTTGGCGGCTATTTCATTGGCCAGGGTCTGGTCGATGCTGAGACTGTGACGGCCATCGGGGGCGCTGTTGCCACGCTGGCCGCTGCGGCTTGGTCGATCTACTCCAAGCGCGCATGATCTGGCAGGCGCTGGTCGGCGCTGTCTCGAAGCTGTTTCTTTTTGTCGCCATGCTGGCAGCAAGCTGGTTTGGCGGCAAAAAGACGGCTCAGGCTGACGCCAAAGTTGAAGGGCTTGAAGATTATGTTGAGACACGCCAACGCATGGACGAGGTGGGCCGCATGTCTGATGCTGACGCTGCCCGTGACTGGCTGCGTGAGCGTGGCAAGCGGTGAGGCGATCTGCGGCGCAACCGAGGCGGCGCGGACGGAACATGCGGCGGCTCTGGCTGACGATGGCGGGCCGCTTTCTCTGGTCACGGGCGCGCGGCTGATCCGCCTGATCGATGCCGGGTGTGCCAATGACACCTAGACAACAAAAGGCCGTCGAGGTGTTCAAGCGCACGGGCAACGTGTCCGAGGCGGCGCGCGAGTTTGGCATCAATCTGCGCGACTTTATCCGGCTGCTAGACCGCGCGGGCTTTACGCCAGATGTTCGAAAAGATTACCGGATAGATCCCGCCATCGCTGACAGCATGAAGGCCGTTGGCACAAACATGGTCCCGTCGCTGGCTTGGGTGAAGGTTCCGGCCAAAGACGAGGAGCCTGGCTATTCCGTCATGCTGCGCCCCGAGGCAGAGCAGCCAGAGGCCGTCGCTGATCGCATACGCGCGGCGCTGGAGGGCATGGTGCCTGCCGAGCCTGTGCCGGCACCTGAAAGCGTCATGGCCGATCTGTGCGCCGTTTATCCACTCATGGACGCCCACGTCGGGATGATGGCGTGGGGTCGCGAAACAGGCTCACAGGACTATGACCTCGGCCACGCGGCTCAGGACATGCGGCACGCCTTTGGCAAGGTGCTGGCGCTCACGCCTGCCGCCGAGCAGGCTGTCTTGCTGATCGGTGGCGATTACTTCCACAGCGACGACACCAGATCCGAGACGCCTGCCAACCGCCACAAGCTGGACGTTGACGGGCGCTTCTGGAAGGTGCTTGACGTTGGCATCGGGATAATCGCAGAGACCATCCACAAGCTGCTCCAGAAGCACGCCAACGTGCTGGTGCGCGTGCTGCGTGGCAACCATGATCCGCACAGCAGCATGACGCTCAACTTCGCCCTGGCAGAGCGTTATCGCAATGAGATCCGGGTTTCTGTTGAGAAAGATCCGCGCGATCTGTTCATGCTGCAATGGGGCAAGTGCGCGATCTTCGCCCACCACGGGGACAAGGGAAAGCCGCAGCAGATGGCGCTCTACTTGTCGGATGTCTGCCCGTTCTGGTCGCAGACGCGCCATCGGCACTATCTGACGGGCCACGTCCACCATGACCAGGCCAAGGATCTCGGGCCGCTGCGCTATGAGAGCCTGCGCGCATTCTGTCCGCCCGACGCTTATGCCGCCGGCATGGGATATGGTGGCCGACGTGCTTTGCAGTCTATGACTTTCCACAAAGTGGACGGTCTTGTCATGCGGGCGTTGGACCCGATCGATAGGTTTTTGGATTAGTCGCGAGGGGCGCTAAGGTTAAACCGAGCCGTAGCGCGAACATGGTTATCGACCAACACAAAGCAACCCGTGACGGTTTCTTGTTTGTGTGCGCCCCTCGCGGGTTTCGTATCAAATCACCCCTGCGCCTGCAACCTCTTTTGATGCTCGATTTCGTCCAGGGCGCGCTGAATTGCAGCCTTGCTGGCAGACAGCTTGACCTTGGGTTTGGTTTCGCCGTCGATCACGTCAACCCACACCTTACTCTTCGGGCTGACACGTTGCGGCGAGAACGGGTGCATGGGCAGCGTGATGCCGAAACGCTCGCAGGCGGATGCGATGCTGGATCTGTGCATTCCGTAGTGGGCCGCTGTGAGTGTAAGATGCCAACCCTTTTCACGGGCGGCGGTCAGCATGTCTTTGGTGATGTGGCGTCTAGGCGGTGCCATTGTGTTTTTCCTTGATCTTGTTGATGTCGTCTAAGTTTTGGCTGGCAAGATATTCCACCAGTTCAAGCTGTTCTTGCGTGACCCACCAGCCCGGCAGCTTGACGTAACCTGCGTCTCGCAGGGCGCGGGCCGCTGGGCTGTCGCTGGCGGATCTAGTCATGTGCCTTTGATCTCTGCGAGGGTGGCGCGGGCTTTGTGAAAGTCGCGATCCTCTGTGTAAAACCCCAAGTCCACTGCAAGACCGTCCCGTTCCGCCTGCACCTCGGCAAGCTGTGCGCGGAGGGTGGTGATGATTTCACGCAGCTTGCGTTCGGTGTCAGCGAAGGTTTCTTCGTGCTGTGGGTCACTCATGGCTCTCTCCTTTGATCTCTGCAAGGGTGGCGCGGGCTTTCGTAACCTTGCGGATTTCCCCCAAAGTTTCTGACAGCACATGGAGTTTGTAATGCTCTCTTTTCATTGCCATCCCTGACCCTTTAAGGCCTTTCATTTCTTGGTGGTGTTTGATGCGGCGCACCATGAGATCATCAATTGCAGCCAGCTTGGCCGTCAGGGCTTCGATGCGGTCGGCGGCTTCATACTCAAGGCTGTCGAAACGGTTTCCTTTCTGCCTCTTACTCCGCAGCCGTGCGATCAGTTCTGCGTCAGTCATTTCACACAACTCCCCTGCACCCACTGTTTGTCGGCAGCGATGCACTGCTCATACCGCGCCTGACCTCGCTCCCAGTCGGTAAGGATCAGATGACCGATGCCGTAGATAAAGAACGCAAGACAGGCGATGCCCGCCAGCGGCAAGATGTTTTTCCAGAAGTCAGTCATTTCGTCCTCCTCAGTGGGCAATCACGCCCTTGGTTGCAGTCACCGTGACAGGGTGGGCAGGTTTCGCTCATGGCTCCATCTCCTGTTCAATCGGCAGCACCTCGCAGGTCATGTTGTAATCGTAGTCCAGCGTGTCGCCGACAGCCGCCTTTGCCGCCTTGCAGGCCTCCTCGGTGACGTAGGGGATGCCGTAGTTGGCACCGTCGAGCGGGCCACTCAATGCGGTGATCCACAGGATCGTCATGTAGGTGATTTCGGTCATGCTTCATCTCCCTCAGTGCTGGGTTTGTGGTTTGCTATCGTGCAGGTCTGCCATCCGGCGCAGTCCCATCGAAACCACGCTGCTGTCCAATCCGCGTGTCTGGCCATAGGTGTAGATCGATGCGACCAGGCCAGAAATCACCTCGGCAGCGTCGTCGTGATACGCGCAGTGGATGGTCAGGGTTAGGGCGCACAGTTCCGCCTCGTCCATCTCATCCGGCAGCGCATCCATCACAGCTTGCAGGTGTTCTTCGGTCATGTTGGGGGATGGATCGCTCATTCTTCATCTCCCGGCAAATCAAAACACGTCAGCCGCACAACGCGGAAATCTGCGACCAATTCGGCCAGCTTGGCTGCCACGATGGCGTCACTCATGTTGAGATCCTCGGCGATTTCCTCGACGCTGGCGCGACCCTGTTTCAGGTTGTCCAAGATCCAATCGGCCAGTCCGTCCCTGGCTGGCTGTGGCTGCTGGATCGGAGTGTCGTCGATCAGCTTGACTGCCATCCACGGCGTCTTGTGACCGTGTGTCATGTTCGGCACGACGATGGCCTGCAACCGCTCACCAGGCCGCACAGGCCGCTCTGCGGTGTTTTTGCTAGGGATGAAGATATTCTGCGTCATGTCGTCTGCCATGACAGCAAAGCTGCTACCAGTGGGCAGCACGTTGGTGACAATAATTTCGGTTAGGTCATTCTGCATTGTCTTGCTCCAGCTTCTTCAATTGGTCTTCGGCGTCTCGGATATAAAATGCCAAAACGGTCGTCTCTTGTGACAGCCAGGATGGCCTGACACCGCTTCCATATCTCGCCTCAAGATCGGCAAGCTGTTTCTCCTTGGTGGCGATGTATTCGCGGAGTTTGTCTGCTTCGGTCATCACATGATCCCCAATCTGTCCAAGGCGAAGTATGATTTCTTGTAGGACGCGATGAGGCGATCCACGCTGTCAATCTTCGCAGTGATCTGCGGGTTTGGCGTAGTGTCAGCGACGATGGTCAGCGTCTCGCGATAATCCCACAGCGCGGTCAGCACGATGTGGGTGTCCATTGCTCCGAGTTTTACTGCCATGATTAAAACCCCATAGCATAGCCGATCAGCATCAGGCCCCAGCCGATGGCGAAGATTGCGATACAGGCGAGCAGGTCGGCGATGGCGTCCCGAATGCGGTATTTCATTTTTGGTTCTCCTTGTTGATGTTGGCCTTCTGGATGCCAGCCCCGCAAGGCTGGTCACCGGAACGTCAAGCTGTGAAGAGTTCGCCGTCCTGAGTTTTCTGAATGATGTCCAGCGCAGGATCTGTGCGCGCCATCATCGCGTCGGCAAATGGCACATTTACCGCGTATTCGTGCCGATAGCCGAGATGCAGCGCAGCTTCCTTGCGGTCGTAGTTGATCCACAGCATCGCATCGCCGCGCGCGCTTTTCAGTTTGTTGATGATTTCCAAGGCTGTCATTTTTGGTTCTCCTATCAAAACGGCGGATCTTCGCCGGGGTAAGTTGGTTTCCACTGGGGCGGCGCGTAGGCTGCTGCCTGTGTGGCTGGCTTCGGTGGTGCCTGCCGGGGGATGATCCCCAGCAGGTCGAGGTGGTCGGCGAGGGTCATTAGATGCGAACGTATCCAAAGCAGTCATCGCCCTCTGGCTTGTAAAGGCCTTGCCGCGACAGCGTCGAAAGATGGGCGCGAAACTCATAAACCGACTGCCCGGTCTGGCGAGCGTTGTCGAGGTAGACTTGGCCCCACTGGTCATCCGTCTTGACTTCCACTTCGGCGCGGAGCGAGGCGAGGGTTTGTTCAACGGTGTAGGTCATGTTGGTCATCCTTGTTTGCTAGTTCGTGTAATCACCATACAGCCTACTACACCGCGTGCAAGCAAATAATTGCACTTGACGCGTCTTTTTTTAAACAATAAGCCTAAACCACCGCAACAAGGAGAACGCCAATGATGGCTCAAACTCAAATCCGGCTATGGTGCGCGCAGGACGGGCGCAAACTTGGCTGGCTCGCAAAAAAAGTGCCGGTCGCCAACTCCAGCCTTTCCCGCTGGATGACGGGCCGCGTCGTGCCGTCCGCAGTTTACCGCCACCGCCTGGCCGACATCACCGGGATCGAGGATCTGCGGTTTGAAGAAGAATGGATCGCAGAAGGAGCAATGTCGTGAGCGAATGGGAGCCTTCGCAGGGAAAAACCGACGAATGGTTTACGCCGCGTCATGTGTTTGACGCGCTTGGTGTCGCGTTCGACATCGACGTTGCAGCGCCTCACGGCGGCCCCCGTCATGTCCCATGCACCTCTTACCTGACAGCTTCGCAATGCGGCCTGAAAACTCCTTGGGCCGATTGCTTTGTCTGGATGAACCCACCATTCGGCGGGCGCAACGGGCTTGTGCCTTGGCTGGATAAGTTTTTCAGCCATGGCAATGGCATCGCGCTGACCCCGGACCGCACCAGCGCGCCATGGTGGCAGGACGCGGCAAAGCGTGCCGATGCGATCTTGCTGGCCCGTGGAAAGATCAAGTTTGAACGGGCAGACGGATCAATTGGCAAATCTCCCGGCTCTGGCGTCACACTGTGGGCAGCAGGCGGGAAAGCGATGCACGCACTTTTCACAGCGCAAAAGGCTGGGCTTGGCTCAGTTTGGCTTCAACACAAGGGAACAGCATAATGAACCGCAGCGAGATCCTCGACACCGCCAAAGAATACGTCACCAAAGATCGGGCCGACACGCACGGTGACGCCGAAAGCAACTTCGGTCTGATCGCGCTATATTGGTCAGCGCACCTCGATGCGCTTGTCACCAGCCACGACGTGGCCGTGATGATGACCCTGATGAAGCTGGCACGCATGAGGTCAAACCCGGCGCATGTAGACTCAGCAGTTGATGCGGCAGGGTATAGCGCGCTGGCAGGCGAGATCGGGACGGGTGAAGGTTGAGCGATCAAAAGCCGAATGGGAATGCCTGCGCGCTTCGGCGGGCGGGCACGAACCTTCGCATGCGCAAAAGGTCGCCACGATCATCAGCGTGACAGAACTCAAAGGCTATATGCTGCAACTGCACAAAGAAGGGCGGCTCGATGAGGCCGCCCGCTCTGACATCCAGCGACGCCTTTCCGAATTGGAAATCTTCTACGGGCGCAAGCTGGCCTAGTCGCTGGCCGCGATCCAAGCGTGAAGCGCCTGCCATGCAGCGTCACAGCCCAGCGCCACGCAGGCAAACGCGCCGGCATTCGCGGCAGCCTCAAGATACTCGCGCTGTCCGTCCTGCCAGCGCCCTTGCGTTGGGTCGCGGCGCTTCAACTCGCAAACAAATGTCACCCGCCCCGGAATGATGATGTCGGCAGCGCCTGACACCATGCCCTCGGCCTTATGCCTCGCAATCGCGCCAAGCTGCCCGCCAGCGCGCAAGCCCTCGTTTCTCGGGTGGATGGCCAGCGCGCCCCAGGTCGCCCCGTATTCGCGCCGCAATCGCGCGAAAAACGTGATCTGCTCCTGCGCCTCGGTCGCGCACTTTCCGCGATAGTCCA